GAAAGATTTCTTACCAATTTTAAATATTTTAATTTTTCTTCTAATTTCACCAACAATCTTACGTCTTGAATATTGTAATCTACAAACGTATTCCAATCTGTTTCTGACAAAGATGCAAGGTTAGTTCCGCCTATATCAGTTTTACCTTCGTTTAATTCCTTTTCACCAATATAATTGAGACTATAAGACTCTGAATCTCCTCTTGAAAATGTTTTATATACTTCCATGTAATCAATATTACTGATTCCTCTTATATACCATCTATTAATCATTTTACCAAACTTGTTCATGGCAACATTCTCTCTGTAATATAAAGATTTTATAGGAGAAAGTCTTGCTGCATCTTCCTCACTCATGAGTTTGCTGATTCTGTTCATGAGATAAGGGACGTCAAACCCTTCTGTATTCCAACCTGTCATTATGTCTGGCGGATCTTTCTCCCAAAAACTTAAAACCTTTTCGTAAATATCCACTTCTCTTTTGCAGTGTGTATAAACTACATTAGGGTCTAATGATTTATATGGTTTTAATCCCCACGAAAAGAATTTTTTAGCAAAAGAATCATATATAGTAATAAGATTAATTGGATCTTTGGCTGATTCTGGATTAGGAAAGTCTGCTGGACTGTAAGTTTCAATATCCCAATAGAATACTCTTAAAGGGTATTGTCCGAAATCTGGCTTATTAATGTCATTTTTAAATGTGTTTAATAAAAAATCCTGTTCACAACTCAAATTATGAAATAATCTTTTAATAGGAGTTTCATTTACAAACTTATTACGCTCAAATTGATTTTTAAATTTAAGCTTTTTAAGGGGTGTGTTGAAAATAGAAACTGCATCTTTGTGTATGTTACTCTCAACATACAAGCAAGGTTCATAACTGGTTTCTAATTTAACCCTATTACCATCTTCATCCCATGTCCATAAATGAATTGCCTGATGTTTGCCGTCATAGAATACGTTACGATATGCCATTAATATATTATAAAATCATATTATAATTAAATCCAGACCAATTATTAAATTTTTTGATCTGGATTTAATTTTATAAGTCCTGGATGTTTTTCATTTCTTTCTTTCGAGCCCCAAGGTGTCAAATATAATCCAACATATTCATCTAAATGATCTTCAAGCCATAGTCCTTCAGCAAATTTACGTGCATCCACAGACATTTTCATATAGGTATCAACATTTGATGTAATAACCTCTAGTTGATTAATAAGATCTGCACCATTTTTAAATTTATTGGTTGCGGAGTCATAAGTGCATAAATCCTGATATGCTCCAGGAAGACCCAATGCTCCTGCTTCTATCATTTTAATGTTGCTCTTGGACTTATTAAATATATTATCAACCAATGATGCAAAATATACATTACTATTAGTATCAACAATACCTTGCGGATACTCAGATAATGGAGACCACTGAATATATTCCATCTCACCATTATCAATAAATGGTTTTAATGCTAAAGGATAACATCCTTTCCAAACAAATTTAAATTTCTTTCTAGCTTTAATGATTTCATTGACTACATGATGAAAATCATCTTGCATACCCGTTTTATTCAAAACATCAATATGTGTGCCTGATCCGGAGTATAAAATTCTAGGTCTCTTTTTATTTTTTTCAAAATTACGCAAGATTTTTTCCGGATTATAATGTCTGTCCAACCAAAATTTAGGCGCATAATTGGGTATTACTGTAATATTTTTATTGCCAGTCTTTTCTATATAATAATCTTTCATGAATTGACAAGTAACTGTCATTTCATCCATGTAACTTATAATTTCTAATATATTTTTTAATATTTCTTCATTATTAAAAGCCTCCTTGCATCTATTATAATCAGGAATGTCTTGTTTAAATACAATATCATCCACTTCATACAAGAGACGCATACCAGACTGCTTCCTAATGTTCATTAATTCTTTAACAAACATTAATTGATGTGAGGTGGCTTGTCTTTGAAATCTTACAGCTTTAATGCCCTGGTAAAATCTCATGTCTAATATCATTTGTGTCATACCAGATGATATTATTTTATGATTAAGATTTAACAAATATTCAGGCCAAATCATTCTCCAATATCCACATCCACCGTAATCTGCATAATAATTTAAAACACGGGGCAGGCTGGTCTCAGGCATTTCTATAGGGGAGGGAGATGGTGTAGAAATGGGAGTAAGAGATGCGTAATTATAATTTAATAACTGTGATGGAGTGGCTGGAGGTGCATATGGTATACCAATGGTGACCGGATTATATCCATATACTACGTTATTTGTATTGTTATTTTTTATTTTTAAACCCATATTATTAAACTTTTAAAGCTTTATTCCAAATTACTAATTGAAGACGTGGACTAAAATTAACATGCATTGCTTTAGCATATTCTGCCACTGCAAATGATCTTTCTACATGTTCTTCTCTTGAACCACAACACGGCATAAACCATATTCTGTCAAGAGATACATTAATTCCTTTGTTATCGTCAACATATTTACGCCATATTTCTTCAATGTCCCTATCGGAATTAATAACAAATTTAAAACCAGATTTATTATTTACATGCCACTTGAGAGCATCTGGATTATATGTCTTTTCTTCTGGATCACCGTTGGTGGTCAACTTCGGTGAAGTTGTAAATGTGGCATTATGCTTACTAATCCAATCTTGAGATGGTATTAAAGTGGCATTGGTTTCAAAATCAATTATGGGTGTAAAACTATAACGCGCCACAAATGCTTCTATGAATTTAAGAAGCTGTTTCTGTTGTATAATTGGTTCACCACCAGTGATTTTATATATAGCACCACATTTTAAGTGTTCTATATATTTATTTTCTTCCAATAAATTAAAAATTTCTGTAAATGACATCTTATTTTTAATAGACCAAGAAACAAAAGAATCACATCCATGCGGAGATTCAGGAGATGCAAAGCCTTTGCAAGTCAAATTACACATTGACAATCTCATAAACACTGAAGGTTTTCCTATATACTCACCTTCTCCTTCAATAGTATAAAAAATTTTATCATCACTTAGAAAAAGACTCTCTTCATCACAGTTTATATTCATAAAAATAGTATTTTAATATATAATTTTGGTTTGTCCATTTATTTTTTCTAAAACAACCACCTGATCTATCTCATTTTTAGCTATGGTGGAATTGTGAGATATAATATAAACACTATCTTTATATGATTCTGTTCTTTCTTTTAATATATCAAGAACTTTGCGCACTCCCTTTTCATCCAAAGCGGAGTCTAGGAGTTCATCATATACACTTAAAGAATAACTAATGCCGGTTTGGGTTTTTAATATATCCTGAAAAGTAAATAGTACGGCCAAATTTATTCTTGCTCTTTCTCCTCCGCTAAAATTAAAATAAGAACATTCTTTTTTGTGTTCATTAATTAATACTTCTTCAAAAGTTTCATCAAAACTACACACACACGGAGCTTCTAATAAATTTAAATAATAATTTAATTTTTGATTTAATAGATTTAACATTTTTTTAATAATAAAACTTTTAACTCCTTCTTCAGACACTACAAATTTAGCAGATTCTAAAATGTTTAATGTTTTTTGAATAGACATTAATCCATTTTCAGATACATTAATGTCTAATTTAATTTTTTCTATGGTGTCTTCTAGATCGTCTTTATCAAAGATAATAGAAGCAGATTCCATTTTAATATCATTATTAGTTTTTTCTAAAAACAATACTTCTTGAGCTAAAGAAGATAATTTGGATATCTTTTCGTTTAATTTTTTAAGAATATCTTTTGAATTTTTAATGTTATTTTGACTAACAGCTTTGGTTTGTTTTTGTTTGTTAGTATTTTCAACAACAATCTTCAATTCATTTTGTTTAATTTTTAATTTTTCATTTAATTCTGACAGATGTTTTTCAATTATATCTTTACTTTCTGTAGCGTATTCTCTTTTACATGTAGGACATGTTCCGCTTTTGGATTTAATTTTTTTAATTTCATTTTCTGTACGTTCCACTTCAGATTCTATCAACGCTTCTTCTTTAGATAATTTTTCTATAATTTCTGATATTTGAATTAAAGAATTTTCTTCACTTTCTATTGTATTATCTATAGTGTTTATGTGTGTTTTACATTTTTCAATGGTTACAGAAGTATCTTCTATTTTGTTGATTTCTTCTATTTTTTGCAAATTAAGAGTTATTTTGTCTTCTAGTAGTTTTATTTTTAATAATTTTTGTTGTTTATTTTTTTCTAATTGTTCATTAAAAATTGTTAAACCTTTTTGTTGTTCATTAAATTTATTAACTAAAATTTCATATTCTTTTTTACTTTCATTAAATTCTTGGCGTACTTTTTGTAACATGTCACTAAAAATATTAATTTGTAATATACCTTCTACAAATTTTCTTTTTTCAATCTTTTTTTGTGCCATAAATGGCACGCTATTATCTAAAGACATTATTACAGCATTACGAAATACCTCTTCATTCCCACCTATAATCTCTTTTATTTGTTCATCCGTCTTAGGCATTGAAGATAAAGTAATATCTTCATCATTTCTATACAGATGTACATAAGAAGGTTCTATACACCTTTCTATTTTAAAGTTTTCTATTTCTTGACCTGGAATTTCCCTGGTAAATTCCATTATAACAACACAATTTTTTTTGGATTGATTATGAATTATCTTGTCTTTTTTAATATCTCTAATAGTGTTCCCAAAAATATTCCAATACAATGCATCTAATATGGTGGTTTTGCCACACCCATTCTTGCTATCCTTGTCCTTATTAATACCAGTAATAAGAGAAATGCCCTTATTGAAATTTAATTTTAACGGAGACCCACCTACAGACAAAAAATTTTGTATGCTTATATTTTTAAAAATTATTTTTTGCATATTATAATTTTTATTATAATATGTTTTTATGCAAAATCAATATTATAACCAACTATGCATAGAGATAATGTCAACTGTATCATTATTGGTTATATTATTATGTATTTTTTCTTCAGACCAATACGAAGGTGATTCACTACCTTCATCATATATGGAAAGGTGTTTGTGTGTATAGACACCTTTAAATTTAGATTCCATATAATTTCCATAAAGCTCAAATTCTGAGATATAAGAGTCTTCTGTATTTGAATCATAAAAAAAATTTATTATATCTTTTATATCAACAAGCTTTATTTCAAAAAACATTTTTTTAATAATTTCTCTATTAAAAAACATAATTTCTGAAATAAAACTATAATTACAACATTTGTTTATATTGAAATATTTTAACAAATACTTAAAATATTTTTCGTGGTATTGATTTTTTGTAAAAAAGAAAACTGGTTTGTTGTTTTGATCAAAGGGGTTTAATGGTTTATTAATGATTGTATCACTATCTACTACAATATAATTTTTAAACGTAACATTTTGGAGTAATTTTATCATTTGTTGATAAATCCAAGTTGGTCTATATTTAAATTTATTAAAATCTACTGGCAACACATCTTGTTCATTATGAATAAGTACATCTACAAATTTTGGTACATCATTTATATTTTTTACAATAAGGTGTATATTATTATATCCAATTAAATTTTTTTTAATATATTTTATTACATAATTAAGTTTAATATAATCTTTTTTATGTGCTACTAACAAAACATCATATTTCATAATTTTTATAAATTATATTTGTGCCCCAATGAGTGTTTAAATCTCCATATACTTTTTCAAATTTTTTATTTAAAAAATTATCAACATCTTTAAATAAACATTGATTTTCATAAATTGGATTCATTTCAACTTCAGTGCAAATAAAAGAAATTTTATCCAAATAATCTCCCAAACTTTGTAAGGCTAAAAGTTCAGCACCTTGCAAGTCCATCCATAATATATCTATTTTATCTATATTATGTTTTTTTATTACATCATCTAATCTTGTACAAGGAACTACTATTTCTTTTTGTATATAAGTTTCTAATGTATAATTGCCGTTTGCTTTAAATAAAGACGAGGCTCCTTGATTACCGTCTGGATGAGGGGTTATTGTTTTTTCTGGATCTGTGGGGTAAAATTTACATGTGCCTGTATAGTTATTAACTGCTTCTGAAAAGAAAGAAATATTAGAATATTTTTTTTGTCTTTCAATGCAGGTGGAAATAGTACGAGGGTTACATTCAAAAGAATATATTTTGGCGTTAGGATACCTTTCTGCAAAGTATATACTTTCTTCTAAATCTCTAGAGCCTACATCAAAAATGGTTTTTATATTTTCTTTTGAAATATTTTTTTCAGCTATACTGCAAAGATCTAATATATGTGGTTCCATAATTGTGTTATAATATAATAAATCAATTTAATGTTATTGCCAATAATTATTTCGTATGCGATGAGCACCAAATAGTACATTTTTAAAATGTTGATTATAAGGTTCCATTGAAAAATCTTTGGCTAATTCTGGAGGTGCAAATTTAATACCTTTGTTTAAAAAATATTCTCGATGCGTTTGACATATATAATAATCTTCACACAAATGAGATTGTTCATTTAATTCAAATGTTGCATCTGCTGTTGTTTTTAACAATTTAATTGATCTTAAACTAAAACCTCCATTTCCCACTTGCCCACCCCAACACGGCGCGCCTATAAAATCATAAGATAAAAAATCATCATTCCATAAATTTCCATTTAAAATATACCCGTCATTTTGAACCAATAAGCAATACTCGGTTTCTATGTATTCATGCAGATGTTTGAGTAAAAATAAATTATATTCAAAATAATTTAATGGATTTATTATTTTATGGTTTATATTAAAAGTTTTTAATAATTCTAAAGATGTTTCGTTTAAATTATTGGGACTTAAAATTTGAATTTTGTTAAATTTTAAGTCTTTTGAGCTGTATATTAAAACTTTAATTGCATTTAATATAATTTGAGCATCATCAAACCCCTCAATTATATTAAGAGTAACATTTTTTATATTCATTAATTGTTTTTCCAGAATGAATACATGCCTTTATCTAATTCATATTTGTTCCATATAAATTGATTTCTTTTGGGTTGTGTTTGGGCCCACTTCCACATTTCCAATAATCCATTTTTTAAATCTGTTTTATCAACATATCCCAGTATATCTGCAGATTTTTGCCAAGTGGGGTGAGCATTTTTAACTTCATGGCGAGCCTCTTGATATAAAGTGCTTCCGGAGCCGAATATTTCTGTTAATATTTTATTAGCTTCATTGATGGTATACGGTTTGGTCCCACCTACATTAATAATTTCTTTAGATGCCTCATCAATAGTAGCTGCTTTCCAAAAGCTTTCCATACAATCATCCACACAACTAAACGCTCTTTGTTGTTCTCCATCACCAAAAATTGTCATTGGCATATTATTTAAATGTTGATACATCCAAATACCTAACACATTACGATATTTGTCCCAAATATTTTGATTTGTCCCATACACATTGTGTGGTCTAATAATACACCAATCCAAGCCATGCTGTTCTCCTGCAATTTGAATATCTTTTTCACAAGCAAGTTTTGCTACACCGTAAGGGTCTATGGGATTTGGAATATCATTTTCATCAAAGGGAGGATTTCCGTTACCATAAACCGCCAAAGAAGATGTAAAAACCAAACGTTTAATATTATGTTTAATACACTCATTTACTATATTGGCTGTGGCTATTAAATTATTTTGATAATTAAAACATCTTATAAAAGGAGAGAGACCCTCTGCGGCATATGCCGCTAAATGAAAAACATAATTGGGTTTTGTTTCATTAAAAATGTCAGAAATTTCAACATTTTTAACGTCTTCTTTAAAAAAAATAACTTCCTTGGGTACATTTTCCATGTAGCCTCCCGACAAGTCATCTATTCCGATTACATTTATATCAGAAATATTATCAATTAACCATTGGGATAATTTACTACCTATTAATCCGGCAACTCCAGTTATTAATACAGTTTGTTTCATAAGTTTATTTATTTTATTTTTATAAAAATCTATACTTTAATTTAAAAATTTACTTTTATCATTTCATCATTATAAATATCCTCAAACTCCACAATATTTGTATTCCAAATATAGGGTGCGTATGTGATTTTTTTTTCACCCAAAAAAGAACCCCACCAAGCAAATGAACTATTAGATATAATACACACGTCACTTTTAGATAATAAAAACATATCTGCTAGTTCTGATTTATGAAAAATTTTATAAGGTATATCGGGTATAATTTTTTGGGCTTGCTGAGGGTGATCTGATATTAAATAAATTTCATATTCATCTGTATTAATTTTATTTAAACAATTTTCATAATATAATTTATTTAATATATTAAAATGACTATGTTGAGCATAATCACCAGTTCTAATGTGTATAGACAATATTTTTTTTTCTTTTGTTTTATTAAAATCTATATAATTAAAATGAAATATTTCTTTTAATAAATTTTGATGTTTTTTAATATAATTGAAATTTTGAAAATATCCTCTCAAACATATATCAGGATTATATGTTATTTGATTGTATTGATTAGACATATGTTCAAATATATTGGTAGAAATAAAATTTGTTTTTTCTATTTTAGAAAAAATATTGTTTATATAATTTGAAATATGTTTTCCTTGACCCATTCCCAAATGTCTATTGGCGTTTATTTTATATTCATCATTATTATCACATGCAAGGCACACTCCAGCCGCCACTTGAAACATAAGGTTTCCTAAACCACCTTCATATATACCAGTTATCATATATTGGAGATAATATAATCTTTGTATTTTTCTTTTTTAAATTTGGTATAAGCGTTTTTACAATTATTTCTCATAACTTCTTCCTGTTCTTTTGATATATTTTTTATTTTATTTGAAATGTCATCATAAGTCATATTTTCAAACTCATTTTCTTTTAAATGTAAAACTGTATTATCCCAATCCCAATCTGGTAATTTCCAAAAATCAGAAATTAAAATAGGAATAGCACCTGCTTGTAGGCTCTCCCAAAATCTTACAGAAGAAGGTGAACTGCCCCTCGGGCATAAAGAAAATCTGCTTCTTTCTATTATGTTTTTATATTCTTTTTCTTCTGCTTCTTTTAAATTAATTACATTATTAAAAACATTTGGATCTACATGATAACTATTTCTATAAATTATATTTTCACCCTTAATTCTATTTTTCATTCGTTGTCTTATAGGGTGTGTTGTATATGATCCAACAAAAGAAAACAAAATATCCTTAGGGATTTCTTCTAATTTTAAAAAAGTAGTAAATGATATGGGTATAATATCTACATTTTCAATATGATTATTAATATCATGCAGAGGACAAAATACTTTTGTTATATTTAAATGTTTAAAATACAATTTTAAAGACATGTAATTATCATGTTGACACACTGTAAAATTATTTTGTTGTGATATTTTTTCTTTGCTAAGAATTTTAAAATAATAGTCCGCACTATTGCCATTAGGATATTTTATCCATCCGCTGTTTAAAATTTGTGTCCAAGGAACTGCAATATAATTTAAATCTTTACAATCAATTAATGATTTATATGCTTCATATTCAACTGCGAATTTTTCATACGGAAATAATTCTGTAAAATATTCAAATATCATTTTATTTTCCTTTCTTTAACAATTTCTTTTACTTTTTTAATAATATTTATTTTATTTTCAACACCAACAACCCAATTGGCATGATGTAATATTATATCTTTTGGTATATAAAAATCATTTATACTAGGATCCCATCTTTTTAATCCGTTATAAGGCCCGTAATTGTAATATCTTTCAGGCAAAATACCATATTTAATTTTTGTACGTGGTATGAGGACATTGAGGGCTTTTTGATCCTGAGCAAATTGGTTTAAATTATCTCTAATATATTCCATAAGAGCTATAATTTTTTCATTTTTTTTGCATACGAAAAAACCCATACTTAATTCATATCCATCATTCTGAAAAAGTATATCATTATTAGAATTTTCCAATAAATTAATAAGATCTTTTTTGAAATTTTTATAAAAGCATATATCTATATCAGCATGTATAAAATATTCATTTTCTTTCAAATTCTTCAAATAATCCACTATATACACCATTTTTTTATACATAGTTTTATTCCAAGAATCTGATTCATATATGCCGTCTGATTCTTGGGGTAAATATCTTATAATTAAATCTACATCTTCCTCATAAGGAAAAGAATTCATAAATTCTTTATATAAGGAAATATGTGATTCGGTAAAAAAGGTACAAAATTTAATCATGGTATAAAAATTTATTAAAGTGGTCTTTCTCTATTTGTTTTTCTTCTGGATATAAATTAAACAAACTAAATGCATTGCTTCTTTTAGTTAAAATGTTATGGTAATACCATCCCCAAGGTTCTTTGAGTTGCTCGTCCTCCGAGTCATACAATTTTCTATTGTAATCGTTTTCTGGTGATGGATTACCACTGCCCCACCCATGATGAATATGAGCTATTTGTATTGGGTAGTCATTTATTATAGGGTCATTTTGCCCGTGCTGTTTTAATATACATGTTAAAGCTGTGTCATATAAAATAGAACCAATGAGATAATCTTTAAAAACTTCACGTTTTTTAATATACCAATCTTTTTTCATCACAAAAACATCCTGACCCGCTATTTCATAACGATACGGAATCATTTTATCTGTCAAGCTTTGCACTGGATGTATATCCATACGAGAACAAGCATATCCAGTGTAGTCTCCACTTAAAATGTATTTTATAAATTTATCAGAAAAGAAAATGTCACTATTAGTATACACCATATAATCACAATCAGTTTCTGCTAAACCATCTAATATGTCTTTAACACAAGGAGTGCTTTTTTTCCCTCCAATTACAAAATCTCTGCTATCTCTTGTTAATAATTTTCTTTGATGGGTATCTGGTATTAAATCATCTTCATATCTTTGAAATGCATACAACCCTATATTGTCTGGAAATAATTGTTTTAATTTACATTGGGATTGTAACCCCAATGTTTGTTTTAAATCATTGCCAAATATATTAGTACCTATGTTAATTTTCATATATATAAAAGCCCTATACCTTTTTCTTTTTTATCACTATGTAATATTTCAAGATGCTTATAATTTTTCTTTAATTCATTCCAGTAATTAAAGACTCCACCTTCTTCATTTTCTGCTATATCATGAAGAGCAACAATTCCACCCTTTTTAACTAAAGGAGAATACATTTCAAAATCTTTTTTGACATATTCATACATATGATTTCCGTCTATAAAAAGAAAATCTAATTCTGGTGTAATAGATTTAACTTGCTCTAAAGAAAGACTCCATTGAGACATGCCTTTAATTAAATAAAGTTTAATCTTATTCAATTTTGCCCATTGTGGCCATTCAACGCTGTAATTATGTTCTTGTTCTTTTACTCTATAATCCTGTGGGCCACAAAAATCCCTCACAGGTAAATCTATGGAAATTACATTGGCTCCATTTTTAGCATAATGCATAAAATGTTTAAGCGAAAAACCAAGTAAAGATCCTATTTCTAAAATATTTGTTGGTTTCAATTCAGAATAAATACTTAATAATTCCTCATATTCTGACACTATCTGTGTCTCAGATATTCTTTGATCTATTATCATATATTTTTTTAACTATTTTAATTACTTCTTCTTTTGATTCTGCACGTATATGTGAAGGAACTGTATTGTGAAGTTTATAAAAATGCTGTAATCCTTCCTGGACTTGCTTCATAAATTTTTCTTCACTTGAGGCTAAGCTGGTATTTGCTTTTTCATTTTCTGCTTCTTTAATATAATTTTCACTTCCTTCTATATCAGCAAACCACCAAAATGGAGTATATTTTCCACTCTTTATTATTCTGTAAGTGTGTTCTACATGTTCCCATGCGTTATAAAACTCTTCATCCAACAACCCAACTTCTTTAAGAATAGAATTATGAAAATAAGTAAACATAGCCACAATATGTTCATACATACACAATACAACACCCTCTTTGTGATGTATTGTTAATTTAGGATTTGGTGGAGTATTTTGTTTTGCTAACTGCCTTTTAGATAAATCTCCAATCAAACTAGGATCTTCTTGTTTACGATTCCACGGACTTCCTGGGCCAAAATTAAAATGAGGAATACCAGTTACTTCATAAGCTTTAACGTATTTGCTCCAAATTGTATTATCCTTTATAATACAATCATCCTCTAGTATAAAAATATGCTCACATTCTTGGTCTAAAAGATATTTAAAAGCTTTGTTTTTAGTTTTACTGACTCCTAAATTTTTTTCATTTAAAATATAATGTATATTATTAACAGATATATAATTTTTAATTTCTTGAGTTAATTCTTTACCATCATTTACTACTACAATACAATTTACAATAGTTTTATCTATACTTTTAATACATTCATAAAAATAATCTAGTCTATTGCATGTAATAATGCCTACTCCTATTTTATTTTTTTGCATAGTTATTTTGTAATTCTTCTAATTTTTTAAGCATCTCATCCTGTTTTACAGGTTTTGGGTCACTTTGACCTGGTATATATTTGTGTGTATGCATAAAATATCCATATGCATATTGAAGAGTCTTATCCGGATCAGGAAAATCTTTAAAATACGGATTGGACATGGTTTTTTTATTTTCTACTATATTTTCTGATATGGTAGAAAAATAACCAGGAGGTAAAAACAAATTCTTTTTTCTTAAATTTTCTATATAATCTAAAACATGGAGATTTTGTCCATTTAAATACCGTTCACTAAAAAACCCGTTATTTTTTATAATACCTTTAAATGTAAAAATAAATTTAGAATTTAAAGTTTGTGATATTTTTAATACTTCTTTATTGTCATCTTCTATTTCAACACAATCAGGCATTGAACCTGTCAAAAACCAAGTTCCGAATGTTTCTGCTTTTTTAATTATACGAGAGTATATACCAGGATCTTTTACAACTTGATCCGAATGTAAAAGAAAATAATAATCTAAATCATTTATTCTAAAGTCATGCAATAAATAATTTTTCATATAAGCTAATGAAACATTATCCATTTTTTTATGATTTATATTTTTATGTTTTAAATTACTGTTTCTACTAGTAGCTATAGATACATACGCTTCGTCTGGTATATGTTGTAATATATTATTGACACTATCATCATCATATATATCAATAATTCCTATGCCTATTTTTTTATTCATTTAATTGTGTTATTATATAATTCTGTTAAATATTTTGCAACCTCTTCTTTGTGATCTATATTATCGATCGATAATATAAAATCTTCTATATTTTTAACAACATCTATTGTGTTGTATTCTACATTATTGTTTGACGTAAAATTATTAGTTAAATCTTTGTAATCTATTCTAAAAAATGAGGGATTTAAATTTTGAATTTTGCTCGACAATAAGGTTACGTCATCTGCTTGCAAATTTTCATCTATAACAAAACTAATAAAATTATTAGGAACTATTTGCTTTAAATGAGCTGATGTAATTTTGCCACATTTAATATTTTTTACACTAACTTTGTGATATTTGGGTGAAAAATTATTTTCAAAAAATTCAAATGAATTATTAAGGGTATCAATAATATAATATCCTCTCTCTTCGTCTATGTCTCCAAAATTTTGTTGATAAGGGGAACCCATATAAAGTATTTGACCCTTAGAATATTCTCTATGATCTTTGTGATGAAAATGTCCCGATATAACAAATGGACTTTTATTCAATAAATTCTTCGATTCCTCTCCTTTATCACACACTTTGAAAGTGTTCATATTAAATGTATTGATTTCAAAGTGTCCAAAACAAATATCTGCTTGAGGTATATTGTCTGGTGTGACGCCCCACGGAATTAATGATACATTTTTGCCGTCAACCGTTTTTAATACCAACGGTTTTGAATCTATTATGGTTATATTGGACCAACCATCAAATAAACATATTGAATTAACATCTGATCTGTCTTTAAAAAAGGAATCGTGATTACCAGCCGAAATTAATATATTGAATTCCTTGAAATATTCAAAGAATTTATTAGCAGTATATAATGTTTTTACTGATATTTCAGACCTGTTATGAAAGATATCACCAGGAATAATAATATCTTTTATTTTATTTTTTTTATAAAACTCAGAAACTTTTTTTGCAAATTCCAACACACTATTGTGCCATATTGGATTATCTTGATTTAATCCAATATGGATATCTGAAAAAGAACCTACCTTTCTTTGCAAAACTTTATTCATAGTATTTGCGTTCAATTTCTTTCATTATTTTTATTTGATTGTTTTTTAATAAATTATTATATCCCTCAGAAACCATCATATATTCTTGTTGATATCTTTCATGTGCCTCATGAATATGTTTTTCTTTTTTAATTCTATTTCTGAATGCGTTAAATGCTATGCGTGTAAAATAAGAAAACGGATTGGTGCCTTTTTCTCTATCATATTTTTTTGACATTAATGCTTTAAACATTCTTACAATTCCGTCTCCTACCATTTCTTCTCTATATGTATAATTCATAAAATTAGAAGCAAAACTTAATTTGTTTGCTATTTTACTAACCATATTTGCTAGTTCATCAGACATTTCTCCAGAATCATAATATTTCATTATCTCTTCGTCAAATTTTTTTGGTTCTACATAAAATTTTTCTTTTGGGGCTTTTGGTTTTTTGGCAAAAACTTTAGTTTCAATTTTATCTAAAAGTTCATCTTCAATATCATCCTCGTCTTCAATATCATCATCATCATCTTCATTCTCACCTTCATCTTTATCTTCATCTTTATCTATATTTTTATTTTCGTTCATTAAAATGGAAGGGGAATTAAAAAATGAATTTTCATCAAAATCATCATTCCATTCTTCACATTCTTGAACGTCCTCCTCCTTAGAATATTCATCTACAATATCTTCTTCTTTAAATTTCTTTCTCAGTGACTTTATATTTTTCTTGTTCATATAATTTTTTTCTTTCTTTTAAATGCATTTTACCGTATTTTGTATTATCTGCTACATCAAATATATTAGCAGTTTTTTTAGTAGGGTGTAATCTTAACGCTCTTCCAATTGATTGCATTATTTTTATCTTTGCCTTACCTGCGGATCCAAAAATAACATTATGTAAATTAGGTATATTAATACCTGTGCTAAAAATTTTAGATATGGCTATCACTATAATATCATTATTATCATTCATAACGCTCCTTATAGTTTCTCTTTCTTCCATTTCTGTAGATCCTCGAATAAAAAATATACGTCTATTGTCTTTATTCAATTCTTTCAATTTGGCCTCCAACAAAAGACCGTGTTGTATTCTATCCGCCATTATAATAGTATTATTTGGCATTTTTAATGCCAAATTTACAATGATACCATTCCTATAATCACTATTTATTAAAAAATCTAATTCTTCCTGATATGGAAGTGTGGGATTACTGAAATCATTAAAAACTGGTATATTGGAATGTTTTATTTTTAAAATAATTACATGAAAATTTGATATATATGTTTGGTTTTTAAGGTCTATTGTTTTTTCTTCGTAATTTATAGGACCAAATTTCCCTACAATATTCCATTGATCTATAAGGGAGGGTGGCATTGTTCCAGTAAAACCAAACAAGTGTGGTGTTTTTAATAAAGAAAATATTTTGTTAATGTTATTACCTCTACGTATTCCATGAGCTTCATCACATAAAAACAAATCTATATCATTCAAAATAGAAAGATCTGAACTTTTACTTAATAATATTTGGGTTCCAGCTACAATTATATTTTTAGAAAAATCGGGTTTATTGTTTCCAGACCATTTTGTAATATTTTCCAGACCATATTCTAAAAAATCGCCACATGTTTGTTCTACAAGTTGTATAGAGGGTACTATCACCATTGTTTTTAAATTTTCTTTATTTAAAAGTCTAGTAATATTTTTGATTAAACCGGCCATAACCAATGTTTTTCCGCTAGCAGTTGGCAGAATTATCATTCCTCTGCCCTGCGTAATACTGGCATGTATGGCTTTTTTTTGATAGTCCCTGAATGGAATTTTTAATTTTTCGATATTAAAATTATTAAATCCTGGTTGAAAACTCTTATACACATCAGGATCTGCTTGAAAAGGGTATCTATGTTTTTCAAAAAAAGATATAATCTCTTTAAGAAGACCAATTTCAAATTTACCCCCTGGGGTAATACTATATAACCTAGACGTTATGTAAGGTAGATTACTTCTATGTGCTGGATTTGGTACTGAAAAAAATTCTCTAGTTAAAGACACAACTGAATTGTCTCCATACAATTGGAGACAATCTTTTTTCTTTCCACTAAAGCTTATTTGTATCATGTTGTTTCTAATTTATTAATATCTATAATATTTCTGAGATCATAAGACATAGATTTAAAAATTACTTCCACTTTTTCTAGATATTGAATTAAAATATCAATATCTTGGAGTTCTTCATCTATTTTTTGTATTTGTTCTGTAGAATCTATTTTAGCGTCTAAAGCTTTTTTAGGTATACCGTTGGGTATTTGTGCAGATAACTTGGAAAGTACTTGTTCTTTTATTTCTTTACGTTTTTTTTCCATTTTATTGCGCTCTCTTTTCTGTTGAATCAACCGTGCTACCCATTTGTGTTTAATGGCGGGTAACATTAATTGTTTTTGTAATAAATTAATTTCATCTATTTTTGTATCCTCTAAAATTTCTTTTTTGAATTCTTCAAAGAGATCTTGCATAAATATAAATAATAACCCACTATGAACAAATTACAACAAATAATATCACAAGTTTTAGAAGATATGAATACCAGTGGAAGTGTATTGGGAACATTACCTACACAAACATCCACCCCTATTTATAACCCCCCCGCCGATATTAGTAGTGGGGACAAATATGCTAAGGGTGTTAAATATATACCTAAATCTTTAGGGATGCAAAAAAGAAAATTTCCAGAAACTATTATAACCAATTCAAATATTAAACGCAAATATAAATTAAAAAAAATTAAAAAGAAGAAATAATGGCAAATAAAAACAAAACTAAAGGAAAAAATTTTGAACGTCAAATATGTGACATATTTGCTAAAATATATAATGTAAATTTTCAAAGAGTTCCCAATTCTGGGGCATACACAGGGGGTATGAATGTTAAAAGATATGAAGGTTTAACACCAGAACAAAAGTTATTAGCTGATGGGGATATTATTGTTCCTTCTTTTTTGTCTCATTTATCTATAGAGTGTAAATCATATAAAGACTTCCCCTTTCATTCTTTATATTCTCAACAATCAAGACAGTTGGATGAGTGGATTAAACAAGCTTCATCTACAAAAAAAAGTAAATGGTTATTATTTTTTAAAATAAATAATAAAGGTATATATGTAGTGTATGATTATAATCAATTTCCTGGTGCAATTAGGAATAATCATACTGTATATAACAATTATATAATAGAGGCAGCTGAGGAATTTGTCAACAAAAATAAGGAAGAAATATTAAAAAATGGATAAAATAACAAAATGTATATATTGTGGGTCAACTAGTCATGGCAAACCATGTTTATTTTCACCAACAAACACGCACGTACACATGGGTGATGCTGAAAAGTGTATATATTGTGGATCTAAATATATAGGTTCTGGATGTATGTTTAATCCTTATTCAAAATTTCATGTAAGGGGTCCAGATTTTTTAAGTAAAGTTAAAGAACAAGTAGAAAAAACTACATTATTAAATTATATCTTGGAAAATTTAAATGTAAAAAATGACATGAATTATAAATCCCCTTTAGATCGTTTCTATAAGAGAGTAGTTTCTATTATATCGTCTTTAGGTGAACCTTTATTTGAGGCATTGCGCTTATCAGAAAAACCTTCTTATAACAAATTGCCTAAAAATCAATTGATAAAGGTTGTAGAATATAAACAAACTTTATCTAAACACTTAAACGAATTTAATAAGGTCCTTTTTGATGCTAATACAGAATTCCCAAGAGAATTAGTGGAAGAAATTATTGTTGATGCTATAATTTCTAGTAATGAAAAGCCAAGGTGAAACCTTTGAGATCGAAAAAATTCCAGATTATTTGTTTTTTTGTTTAAAAAATCGGTTGATTATAATAAATTATAATTTATTATTAATTATAATAGGAACTAAAGTTATAGATTATATAAATGAATGGAATTTATTAAAAAATAATAAAGTTCCTAATAATAAAAAATTTTATATTAATTATTTAAATTCAATCTTAAAAGAAGAATTTTTATTAATCAATAAAATAGAAAAAAAAATATCATGTAAAAGTTTATTGTTAATAAATAAACTAAATAAAGATCAAATTTGGGTTTCTTTTATAGAAAATATTAATAATTTTAATAAAGATATAAAAAACTCAATTAAAAAAATTTTTAATTGTTATATAGAAACAGATTTTAATTATGATAATAGTTTAAATTTTTATAATTCTTTAAAAATTATAAAAATGAACGGTGAAGAAGAAGAATTTTTTAAAAAAGCCCTTGTTAAATTAAAATTTTAAAATAATTAAATTCAGGATGAAGTAAATCCTTTATTTTTTAAACTTATTAATTCTTTTAATGCATCTTCAAATCCAAAAGAATTAATAATAATGGGCGTATTTGCAGTTATTTCATCTTTATTTTCATTTATATCTATTATTTCGTTAAATTTCATCAAAACATTGTTTTCTAATTTATCAAAATATGGATCTCTTTCTATATTAGGTACATAGCCTCCAAAACATAAAGAATTTATATTAGATTTTCCGCTCACTCTTGAAGAATATATTTCCTCTAATTCCATTTTAAAAACAATTTTCTATTAATTTAGCTTCTGCTTCTCTTCTTTCAATCAATCCGTCTAAACCCTTGCCTATCCATATTCGTTTCATATTACGAAATTCTTTTGCCATTTTTTTATAGTCTTTTTTAATAATTAAATTTTTAATATTAACCATTTCTTTTCTTTTTTCTCCTACAAGGCTGGTGCCCCTATTAAAAACTAAAGATATAATAGCCCCATACGCATCTGAGTGTAAATTAACTAAACCTGGAAATGTTTTTTCTGCTAATTTTGTAAATTTTGGCCA